ATAGCCAGCTTTCCGTTGATAGCGCACACTGAAGTTGCGTTTCTGCCAGTCCTCCAAAACTGAGGTGTGACCCCTGATAGTGCATTAGTAACACGCCACATCGGCAGGCTTGGATCATCACCATCGTAGATCGTGAACTTTGCAGCCTCAGCCACAATCACAGCAACGGCAGGGAACTCTTTGCGAGAACCACGGGTGGCCGTATCCAGCGTCTCGTTATACCAGCTTGTGCCTTGTGTGCGCTTACGCCATGCACCACCGTCACTGTCCTTCGAGGTGTCATACACGAATACGTCAACGGCTGTGACTGTTTTGGTGGCTGCGATGGCCTGCAGCAACTCGTCACGCTGACCTGCAATCTCCCAGCTTGCACCATTCCAGACATACAAACCACCAGAAGTACTGTCCCAGTACAACGCACCAGTCAGAAGTGCGTCACCATCATTGTCTAGTGTAGGCGCAGATGTCTTGCTACCCAGGTAACGGTCATCAAAGGCGTCATAGGTAGCCGCAACAGCGGCGGCGGTAACTGAGGCAGCAGTGGCTGACCCCAGGATACTATCAACGTAGCTCTTAGAGGTTAACTCAGAGGCTGTAGTAGGTGTTAAGGCTGCACCGTTTATGAGGTAACCACCCAAGGCGATGTTACCTGTCATTGTACCACCAGCTAGGGGAAGCTTGGTTGCGATACTGTTTGTGACAGTCGTACTAAAGCTAGCATCGTCTCCAATAGCTGCTGCAAGCTCATTGAGCGTGTCTAAGGCACCTGGGGCAGCATCGACAAGACCAGACACCTGAGCGTCAACGTAGGCCTTAGTAGCCGCTTGTTGGGCTGTGGTAGGGTCACTCACGTTGTTTAGGGTTGTGTTAGTGAAGTCAGCTGTCCCAGTTACGGAGAGGGCCCCGCCTACTGTCACGTTACCTGTAGTTGTAATAGCATCTATATGTGCTGAAGACCAGTAGTTAGACGCGTCACCAAGTGTGTACGTGGAGTCAACTGAAGGTATAAGGTTGGAGGCTACGTCAGCGGCAACAGTGACAGTATCAGTAGCAGCATTACCTAGGATAGTGTTACCAGATACTGTAAGGTCGTTTAAAGAGGATGTACCTGTCGCCGCTGTTACATTACCCGTTACGTTACCAGTTACGTTACCGGTCAAGTTACCAGTTACGTTACCGGTCAAGTTACCAGTTACATCCCCTGTAAGGTCCCCTGTGACGCCTGTCGTAGACGATAGTGTTGTAAAGGCACCTGCAGCTGGAGTAGTAGAACCAACGGATGTACCATCAATTGTACCTGCATCAATATCAACACTAGCAAGAGTAGAGAGGCCAGTTACAGCTAGAGTACCTGCTACTGTAGCATTCTCGTGCACAGCTAGAGTATCAATGTAACCAATACCATCTAAGTACAAGTCCTTAAACTCAGCAGAAGCTGATCCAAGGTCCACATCGTTATCTGTGACAGGAACAAAGACACCGTCTTCGATACGCACTTGCTCAACTGCTACGGATGATACATCACTATAGAAGCTAATGCGGTTGTTTATGGAGTCAACTACTACTTTATTAAAAGCACTTGTGTCTGAGATAAGAGGAACGTAAGCTCCCTCAGAGGCTGAGCCGTCATGAGTGTGACCTGTGGCCTGTGCAAAAGCATCCCGCACTGCATTAAATTCAGCATTAACTGGCGCAGCCCGAATAACTGCACTAGCGATGATGTCAGCGACTGACTGTCTGGTATAACCTGCCATTTAGAGTCTATCTCCTAGTCCGTATGTTATGACAACCCCTTGGATAGTATGGGATGCCTCTATTCCGTTAGTCACGTACCTTAGAGATACTGATTTACCTGACCCCGTTACGTTTGTTCTAAACACTGGGGAAGGGTTGCCGTCAAAGATGGCTGTAGAATCGTACAGTGCTTCACCGTAATAAGCTGCTACACCCTCAATAGGTAGATTGTAGTCAGTAGGGCTTAGCACGTCAGGGGTCTGGTAGTCGTACTCAACGCCAAGTACAATATCACTAGGCCCCTCTGAACGTAAGTATGTTGAGATGCTGTATACAACTTTACGCACCTCAGGGTCTTCCATGTGGAAGAATGGTGTTTGGAATGCACTAAAGATAGGTTCCCCATTGAAGGATGTACCAACCTCTTGCTTATGTACAAGCCCTGTTGAATCCCCGTGTATTACAAACTCAGTCTGACCGATGTACCCACTCGAGGCGCAGGTAGCCTCAATACCGAGTAGCTGGCCGTACTCATACTCAATACCAGACTCACCTGGTCTAAGAGCACCTATAATCCCTTGACTGTCAGCTGCGCCAAAGAGAAGTCTAAACTGAGACTTAGAGCGTACTACTACAGAGTTTAGAGCATCAAGGTCCAACCTAAGAACTACACCTGTAATGATAGACTGGATATCCTTAGAGACTGTCTCCAAGTTAACGTCACCAATACGGTCAGTCCCTGTTACTGGGCGAAGGCCATCCTGTGATAAGAAGAGTAGGTCACCCCCTACCTCCATAACACTGTCAGTAGCCAAGCAACCTAGATTGTCTGTAACGACTTCTATCTTAAAGTCAGAAGCATCAGATCCTGTTAGCTTACGGATGTTGTTAATACCAAAGATGTACAGAGCATCACGGAAAGGCTTCATAGCTACTACAGGGAAGCCAACGTTTATAACACCAGCTCCGTTACCTGTAGCAAAGTCAGTAGGAGCGTAGGGAGCACTGAAGTAAACGTTGGTATCCTCAGTAGGGTCACCTGCGAGTAGGATGTGGTTCTTAAACTCGATGCTTAGCCGAGGGCTTGAAGGGGCTTGTACATGTGCGATCTGAGTATAAGTTGTTCCATCATAGGTGGAAGCTGGATTAACACCGTCCGTCAGGATAACTTTAGGAGTTCCAAAGTTAAACCGTGTGAAACGAACCTTAGTAACACCTGTCATTGTCGGAGAGCCCGCTGTGGTTACAGCTTGCCAAGCAGCCCCATCCCAGTAGTGTAAGTAGTCAGTACCTGCTGACGGTGTACGACACGCCAAGATACCGCTGTTGATACCGTTGGCTACAACTACACCTAGTACAGCACCTGTACCGGGGACGGTCCCGTAGGTGTTCAAAAAGCCACTAATACGACGGTACCCACCCGTTAGGGCGGGCTCGTAGTTAATCATAGCAATAGCTGAACCAGGTTTAACCTCCCCTTGAGAGAGAAGGTCACGGCCAGTGTTTAGGCCACCCTTACATGATACCTTAAAGGATCTTAGATTATCAGGCATTAGCTACACCTGAGAAGCCTCGGGGTAAGTTTGATCTCTCGATAACAGTAGAACGTACACGAAGCTTATCATCTAGCAGGAGGTTACGCATAGCCTTGATACCATTCTCGAAGTTGGCTTGGTGAATCTGGGATTGGGCGTCATTACTACGGAAGCGCATCAGGTACATCATAGCACCATCGACAATGATGTGGTCAAACCGAGAAGGAATAATAGCTACATCGTTATGCGCTGTCAGATCGTTAGGGTACGCGAAGTACACGTACTCTATTTGATAGTCTGTATTAGGTGGAGGGGATACACCAAACTTCTCTTCGTAGGTCTGGTACACCAGGATTGGGGAATCACCAGTTGTGTTTGTTTCATCCGAAACCCGGTATGAGCTTAGGTACTCTTCGTAAGAAATAGGCTTAAGCAAGCGAGGCTCATTGCCCTCAGTGGTGTGAACCTTAAGAAAGAAAGAATCCCAGTCAACAGTTGAGAAGTCAGAAGGGAAGCTATATTCACGCTGGAGAGCTGTTAGTGTATGTGTATACGTTGTCTTAAGAAATGGAAACTCGTGCCCATCCTGTAAGATACGGCGAATAGAGCTGTTGATAGAGTCCTTAGCTAAAGCCTGAACTCCTTTTACTGTTGTGAAACCGTCACCAGCTGCATCAAGAGCCACCTCATTAAGGCGTCTTAGGAGCTGATTGACGAGTGTTACGTATGTGGACATTAACGTCTCCTAATCCTATAATGAATAACCTCCTTAGAGGGTATTGATAATAAGTGGGATAGAGGCCCCCGAAGGGGCCCCTTAGTTAGCTATTAAGCCAGTACGTCGCGTACTACTTCAGCAGCGTCACGAGTTGCTTCGTTTACGTCTACGACGATAGCCCATACACGAGCAGTAGCACCTGAAGTTGTGCCAGAGATGACAGTTACAGCGTCAATAGTATCTGCATCAGCAGAGATACCAAGTGTCTGTGTACCGAATACCATTGTACCAGCAGCTGCAGCGTCAACGCTAGTAGCAGCCATGAAGGTAGTTGTAGCATCAGATACAGCAACAGTGAATGTAGTGATATCTTCTACTGCTGTG